TAATCCACCAGATAGTGATAATTTTAGTAGAGTATCGCGATCTATAGAGGTTTTATATTCAGGAGCAAAAATTTTAGGATTTGAAAAAATGTTAGAATGGAAACTTGCTGAAAATATGACTCGCCCATTTGCGGATACTACAAGGGTTGAAATGAATTATACAATTTGTGCGCCTAGAATGTACAAAGGAAGAATAGAGTCTTTAGTTAGTAGAACTACGGCTTTTGCGGATATGATTCAATTAACGCATTTAAAGTTACAACAAGTATTATCTAGAATGGTTCCTGATGGTGTCTTTATAGATGTGGACGGACTTGCGGAAGTTGATCTTGGCAATGGAACAAACTACAATGCTGCAGAAGCTTTAAACATGTATTTCCAAACAGGTAGTATTGTTGGTAGGTCACAGTCGCAAGATGGTGGTCAAAACCCAGGTAAAATACCGGTTCAAGAGTTACAAACGTCTTCTGCTAATGCTAAAATCCAGTCATTAATAAGTACTTATCAATATTACTTACAAATGATTAGAGACGTTACGGGGCTGAATGAAGCCAGAGATGGTAGTAAACCAGATAGAGACGCTTTGGTTGGGTTACAGAAAATGGCAGCAGCTAGTTCTAATACAGCAACTAAACATATATTACAATCAAGTTTATTCTTAACGTTAAGAGTATGTGAAAATATATCACTTAGAATAGCCGATTCACTTAATTTCCCATTAACAAAACAATCGCTTATAGAAAGCATATCTATATCAAATGTTGAAACGCTAAAAGAAATTGAAAACTTGAACTTACATGATTTTGGTATCTATTTAGAGTTAGAACCAGAAGAAGAAGAAAAAGCACAATTGGAGCAAAACATACAAGTAGCATTGCAATCAGGAAGCATCGACCTTGAAGACGCTATTGAGTTACGTCAGATCAAAAATTTAAAGTTAGCTAATCAATCTTTGAAATACAAGAGAAAGAAGAAGCAAGAAAGAGATCAGGCAAACCAACAAGCAAACATTCAAGCTCAAGCTCAAGCAAATGCACAAGCAGCAGAAGCAGCGGCAATGTCAGAGGTTCAAAAACAACAAGCATTAGCGGGAACAGAAATCCAAGTATTACAAGCTAAATCACAATTTGAAATACAGAGAATGCAGCAAGACTTATTAATTCAAAAGCAATTAATGGCAGAAAAGTTTAATTACGATTTGCAGTTAGCTCAAACTCAATTACAAGTTACTCAACAAAAACAAACGCAAGCAGAAGATCGCAAAGATCAAAGAACAAAAATACAAGCAACGCAACAATCAGAATTAATTGACCAAAGAAAAAACAATTCTATGCCTAAAGACTTTGAAGCGTCTAATGATTTCGGGGCGTCTATGTTTGAGTAACACACATAAACATTAACCAATCTTATAATATTATATCATGTCAGAAAATGTAAAACAGGAAGGCACTTTTAAATTACAAAAGCCAAAGCCTAAAATGAAAAAACTTGATACTCCAAATGTGGTATCAAAAGTTGATTTAACAATTAAACAGCCAAATACAAATGCCATTCAAGAGCAAAGCACAGATGAAAGCGTGTTGGTCGATAAAGGATCCAAAGTGGGATTGTCAGAAGTGGTCCAAGGAAACGCCCAGCAAGAAGTTGTTACCGTTAAAATTGAAAAAGAAGAAGTAGTAACAATGCATGAAGTTACTAATGAAGAAGTTAATGAAACTTCTCAAACATTAGTAGCTGAAGTACAAGAAGCTTTTAAACAAAGTGAAGCAACAGGCAGGGCATTACCTGAAAACGTAGAAAAGTTAGTTTCTTTTATGGAAGAGACTGGCGGTACGGTAGAAGACTATGTTAGGCTTAATGCTGACTACTCAAATATTAACAACGAAGCGTTATTAAAAGAGTATTATAAAAAGTCAAGACCACATTTAGACGCCGAAGAGATTGATTTCTTAATGGAAGATGAATTTAGTTATGATGAAGACGAAGACGATGAGCGAGACATCAGAAAAAAGAAACTCGCATTTAAAGAAGAAGTTGCAAAAGCTAGAGGCTTTTTAGAAGATCTTAAAGGTAAATATTACGAGGAAATCAAGTTGAGACCTGGTGTTACCAAAGAACAACAAAAAGCGGTAGACTTTTTTAACCGATATAATGTAGAACAGCAAAATGTAGAAACACAACATTCTAAGTTCAAGGATGATACTAAAAGTTTCTTTTCACAAGAATTCAAAGGTTTTGATTTCAAGGTTGGTGAGAAAAACTTTAGGTACGGAGTTCAGAATACAGATGTTGTCGCTGACAAACAATCGAATATTACAAACCTAGTTAAGAAGTTCTTAAATGATAAAGGCGAAGTAACAGATTTGAAAGGATATCACAAAGCTATGTATGCAGCTGATAACGCAGACACGTTAGCAAGTCATTTCTATGAGCAAGGTAAAGCCGATGCAATTAAAGATATGCTTGCAAAATCAAACAACATTAATACCGCTCCTAGGCAAACGTCTACTGGGGAAATTTTTGTGAATGGATTTAAGGTGAAAGCAATTAACGGCGTTGATTCTACTAAATTAAAAATCAAAAAATTTAACAATTAAAATTTAAGCAATTATGGCAAATGTAACGCCTACTTTTGGAAGTATTATTCCATCTCAGAAGCAACAAGCTTTAAACACAAACTATTTGAATTTCACGGATCCAACTAATCCTGACTTTTCATCTTTCGCACAGCAATATTTACCTGAAATCTACGAAGCTGAAGTAGAGCGTTATGGAAACAGAACTCTTTCTGGATTCTTACGTATGGTTGGAGCAGAAATGCCAATGACTTCAGATCAGGTTATCTGGTCAGAACAAAATAGATTACACGTTGCTTACAATGACGTTGAGATTATCGACGGTAACACAATCAGTATTCCTGTTGATGTTACTCCTGCGGTTGCATCTGATTACGTAGCTAACGTTCTTTCTATCAATCAAACAATCGTAATTTTAAACCCTACTACAGGAGTTGAGTTAAAAGCGATTGTAACAAGCAAACCGGTTTATGATAATGGTACAGTTGATGTAGCTTCTTATACTACTGCAGCTTTAACGCCGACGTTTACTGCTGGTGATTTAGTTAAGATCTTTGTTTTTGGATCTGAGTATGCTAAAGGTTCTACTTTGTCTGGGGATGATTATCAATCAATTACACCTTCATTCACTCAATATTCTAACTCCCCAATCATTATCCGTAACAAATATGTTGTTAATGGATCTGATACTGCGCAAGTAGGATGGGTAGAAATTGCTACTGAAGATGGAGCTGGTGGATTTTACTGGTACTTAAAAGCTGAATCTGAAACAAGATTACGTTTTGAAGATTACCTTGAAATGTCTGTTGTTGAGGGTGAATTAGCTGCTACAGGTTCTGCTGCTGCTTCTGCTGGTAAAAAAGGTACTCAAGGTTTATTCTCTGCTGTTCAAGATAGAGGTAATGTATTGAATAACTTCTCAGCCGCTGCTGGATTACAAGAGTTTGATTCAATCTTGAAAAACTTAGATACTCAAGGAGCTATTGAGGAGAACATGTTGTTCTTAAACCGCGCTACTTCTCTTGACTTTGATGATATGTTGGCTTCTTTATCTTCTGGAACTGCCGGTGGGGTTGCTTACGGTTTATTTGAAAACTCTGAAGAAATGGCGTTGAACTTAGGTTTCTCTGGATTCCGTAGAGGTTCTTACGATTTCTATAAAACTGACTGGAAATACTTAAATGACGCATCAACTCGTGGAGCTGTAGCAAATTCCGGTATTGATGGATTGCTTATTCCAGCTGGTACATCTACTGTATATGACCAAATCTTAGGAACTAATATCCGTAGACCATTCTTACACGTTCGTTATAGAGCTGCGCAAGCTGACGACAGAAGATTGAAATCTTGGGTAACTGGTTCTGTTGGAGGAGCTTATACATCTGATCTTGATGCAATGGAGGTAAACTTCTTGTCTGAAAGATGTTTATGTGTTCAAGGAGCTAACAACTTCGTATTGTTTACTTCGGTAGACTCGTAGATTAAACCTTGTAAATTTCGCCCTCATGTATTTTGGGGGCGACTTTTACTTTTTAAAAACAATTAATTATATTATATTATGTCAGTAAAAAAACAAGCGCAAGCAGAAGACTGGGAAGTTAAAGATAGAACTTACCTATTAACAGGGAACCATAACCCTTTAACTTATACGATCTCTTCAAGACACTCAAGAAGATTTCCTTTGCTTTGGTTCGATGAAGAAACCAAAACTCAAAAAGAATTAAGGTATGCAACTAATATGAATACTCCCTTTATTGAAGATCAAAAAGGAGAAGCTACATTAGGGCATATCATGTTTAAGAACGGTACCCTAACTGTTCCTAAAGAAAAACAAAACTTACAAAAATTATTATCCTTATATCACCCTATGCTTAATAAAAAGTATCGTGAATTCGATGCGGTTATTAAAGCGGTAAATGAATTAGATATTTTAGAACTACAAGTTGAAGCAATGACTGCTGCAATGAATATGGATATTGATCAAGCTGAAGCGATTATACGCGTTGAGGTTGGATCTAAAGCGTCTAAGATGACTTCTAAGGAGATAAAAAGAGATTTATTACTATTCGCTAGGAAGAACCCAGGTTTGTTCTTAGAACTAGCTAATGACGAAAATGTACAACTTCGTAATTTTGCTATTAAAGCGTGCGAAGCAAACATTATAAAACTATCTCAAGACCAACGTGATTTTAAATGGGCGAGTAATGGTAAAAAGTTAATGACTGTACCATTTGACGAAAACCCTTATTCAGCTATGGCTGCTTTCTTTAAAACCGATGAAGGTATAGAAATATTCCAGTCTATTGAGAAAAAATTTCAATAATACGTAATACTAATATAAGGCGGTGGTTTCGACTACCGCCTTAATATTATAATAAAGATACAAGATGGCAATAAACGTAGATACAGTTTACAAAACAGTTTTATTAATCCTTAACAAGGAGCAACGCGGTTATATGACGCCGCAAGAATTTAATAGTATTGGAACTCAGGTTCAGTTAGAAATATTTGAAAAATATTTTGAAGATTTAAACCAAGATTTACGAGTGCCTCAAACAGACATTGACTATTCTGATAGAGTTGAAAATCTTGATGAGAAAATAGCAATATTCAAAACATTTGGGACCGCGGATTATAATTACAGTCCAGTTAAAAGTTATTTTACATTACCAATAGCAGACGCATACAACACTACAATAAACGGTATACTGCCTACATTCTATAGGTTAGGTTCCGTAGTATATACAGATGTTTATGGACGTCAAGTAGAATTAGACAGACTTCAAAGAAATGAATATTATAATATTCAATCATCTGCGCTTACCGCTTCTACAAAAGCATTCCCAACATATTTATACGAGAATCAAAGACTATTTGTTAGCCCTAAAACTATAATAGATAATATAGGCGTAAACTATATTCGTAAGCCTTTAGATGTTATATGGGGATTCGTTCTTGGTAATAGAGGCCAATATATATACAACCCTAATCCATGGGTTTATACGCCCTCTCCCCCTTATTCTACGGGCTCCATAAACTTTGAGCTGCATGTATCGGAGCAAACCCACGTCATAATGCGCATACTAATGTACGCTGGAGTTGTTGTAAACGACCCCCAGGTTATCCAAGTAGCTGCGCAACAAGTTCAAGCAGAACAAATTAATTCAAAAAGCTAAATAAACTATGGCATTTCCAAATGGCGGTTTAATAACCGAAACCAATAGACAATACTATGCTGGCTCACAAGGATTTCAGGTAACTGATCTTGCTGGACAAGCTTCTTTTACCTTTACCTTTGATACAAATTTAATATTAGGTAGTTGGGATCCAACAAATGATAATTACGCTTTAAATAACTTTAAGTTATACACAAGTTCTGACGGGCTTACTTATAATGAAGTAAATGTAGAGTATACATTAATCGGCAATACAATAACGTTTGTAAATCCATTAGATATAATTCCTTACGATGATGTTATTGTTTGCCAATTAAAAGCGCTTGATGGTGGAGCATACGGGGATAGGGATGCTTATGGCAATACGGTAGAAGAAAATTACGGCAGTTATGCTTATATAAAACTTAACGACCTTATAAATAACTTTGAAGTTGCTTACGTAGGAGCGGATAAATTAATATCAAGTATTAGAAGAACGGACATTATATTTCACGCAAAGCGAGGGTTGCAGGAATTTAGTTATGATACATTGAAAAGTATTAAAGCTCAAGAGCTAACAGTTCCTCCAAGTTTAAGTTTAGCAATTCCTCAAGATTATGTTAACTACGTTAAAATGTCTTGGGTAGACAATCAAGGGGTTAAACATATTATATATCCAACAAGACTCACAAGTAGTCCTACAGGAACTCCTATACAAGATAATCAGGGCGTGCCAATTCAAAGTAACTTTGACGATAATATTGATGGCGCATCGTTAATAGACGAAAGGTGGAAAACGCAAAACAATGGTATAATTGTAAATAACCTTAACTTTATTTATAATGGTAATGGCGGGTATGGATATGGTTATGGTTATGGAAGCAATGTTTATGGTGAACGTTATGGATTAGATCCTCAATACGCAAACTTTAACGGTAGTTTTACAATAAATGAAAGAGAAGGTAAATTTTCTTTTAGTAGCGACTTAGTTGGGTCTCTTGTTATATTAGAATATATATCAGATGGACTTGCTTACGAGCTTGACACAAAGGTTCCTAAATTAGCAGAGGAAGCTATGTATGCTTATATACTTCATGCTATCATATCATTACGTTCTAAACAGCCAGAGTACTTAGTGCAAAGACTTAAAAGAGAAAGTTTCGCTAAATTAAGGAATGCAAAGATAAGATTATCAAATGTTAAGATAGAAGAGATTACTCAAGTAATGAGAGGTAAATCTAAATGGATTAAACACTAAAATTAAATGGCTGAAATTAAAAATAATTTTATAAATTGTAAAATGAATAAAGACATTGACGATAGGTTATTACCTAATGGTCAATATCGAGAAGCTAGAAATTTACAAGTAAGCAGGTCTGAAGGGGCTAATGTAGGCGCATTACAAAATGTATTGGGTACAGAAATTATAGTTGACTTTAACGATTTAAATGATCTTGAAGGGCTGGAGTGCATTGGAACGTATGTTGACGCTACAAATAATAATATTTATATATTTTTAACAGACTATACTAATCCATTTGGTCCTGTTAGATACAATCCCAATGCTAACAACTTTATTTATGTTTATAACGTTTTAAGTGGAATTCCTACTTGCCTTGTAAAAGGAGAGTTTTTAAATTTCTCTACAACAAACCCTATATATGGAGTAAACCTATTAGAGAATTTATTGTTCTGGACTGATAATAGAAATCAACCTAGAAAAATAAATGTAAAAAGCGCCTTTACATATCCAGGGGATTCTTTAACCCCATATTATTATACTGAAGATCAAATTTCAGTTGCTAAATTAAATCCTTATCAACCTATAGAGTTGTATAAGCAAAGTGAAATTCCAGGCGTTACTGACGAATATGAAACTACAATGTACGATGTTGCTAGTGAGTTTTTACCGTCTCCAAACCCAGGTTCTGCAAGTGTTAACGGAGCAGTTATTGCGTTAACTACTATTATATTAGATAATTTTTCTAATAATACAAGATTTCAACCAATACCTGATCAAATTGTATCTGGCTCAGGAGTTGTAGTAGGGACTAGGGTAGTAAGTTATGATCCTGATACATTTACTTTAATAGTAGATATTGCCCAAACATTGCTTGATAATACCGCCTTAAAATTTGATGCAAATCCATACTATATATCAAATTACGCTGGTGACACCCAGTTTTTGCAAAATAAATTTGTAAGATTTAGTTATAGGTTTAGATTTGATGATGGTGAATATTCTTTATTTGCTCCGTTTACACAAATAGCATTTATACCAAAACAAGATGGGTATTTTACATTCTTAGGATACTATAATACTTTTGCCGCCCCGCAATATATAAGAAGGGAATTAAATGACGAAGCTCAAACATATAAAAGTACTATTGTTGAATTTATGCAAAATAAAATCAATAGTATTTTACTGCAAATTCCATTGCCTTGTCCTGCAAACGAACTATTTGAAATATATAAAATAACAGAAATTGATATATTATATAAAGAATCTGACGGCCTAGCGGTTAATGTAATAGATACAATTCCAACAGCAACCGTATCGGCAGACGCTGGAATAAATGAAATGTATGAATATAATTATAGATCTACAAAACCGTACAAAACATTACCGACTAAAGATATAACCAGAGTATATGATAGAACACCTGTAAAAGCTTTAGCTCAAGAAATAGTTAGCAATAGAGTTGTATACGGAAATTATCAAGATAAATTTAGTTACCCTAAGTTTTTAAATTATACTGTGGGCTATGATACAAAATCATCGTTTAGTATAGACACTAATGTAGATCCTAATAGCACAACTGATACTACTAGTATAATTGAATATCCTAATAGTTCTGTAAAACAAAATAGAACTTATCAGGTAGGAGTTATATTATCCGATAAATTTGGGAGACAATCTGGAGTAATTCTTTCTAATGCTACTGAAAATATATCCTCATTAGGGGCTTCTACTGTTTATGTACCTTACAGTCCTGATCCCGATATTTCAACTTACTTACCTGCATTTTTTCCAGGTTTAGCTTTAAACGTAATATTTTTACAACCTATACAATTACAATCAACAGACAATACAATTGGGTGGCCCGGCTTTTATAATGGAAATCCAAAAGAAGTGGGGTATAATCCACTCGGTTGGTTTACATATAAGATTGTGGTAAAACAAACAGAACAAGATTATTATAATGTATATTTGCCAGGTTTAATGGCTGGATACCCTGGAGCAACTCCTGCTCAATCAAATGAAATTTCCCACGCTGTTTTAATTGGCGACAATATAAATAAAGTCCCTAGAGATTTAAAAGAAGTTGGGCCAGCTCAATTACAATTTAGAAGTAGTATTGATTTGTTCCCTAGAGTAAACAATATTTATATTGATCAAACACCTTATTGTTCATTAGTGCAAACTGAAAGTAATGAACAATTTTATCCTGACATAAAATATGCGTTTGCAACTTCAATAGCAACGGTAAACTCGTTATTTAATGTTCCATCTGGAACCGTTTACAGCGGAGCTTATTTAGAATTTTATGAAGTAGACTCAAACCCTTTAGTAGTAAGGCTATCTACCCCGGAACAATTAGGTATAAACTATGTAAGTTCTCCTGGTGGGAGCGTTATTAATTTAGCTGTACTTGAAACAAATCCAGATGAATCTAGATTAGATATATTTTGGGAAACTGCTACAACAGGTCTTATAGATGAATTAAATTTAGCAATTGGAGAAGGCGAATGCATTGCAGAAGGCATACGAGGTCTTAATGAAGATACATTTATATTAAATGAATCAATGGCTATAAATACTCTTATAGCTGGGCCGTTTAATCCCACGACGCAGCAGAATAATGATCTTACATGCTCAAATATGACAATGACTGTTTGGGATGGAGATGGTAATGATGTAACTACTAAATTTAGATTATTTAGAGTAGCTGCAGGCGATCTAATGCCAACACCTCCCGGCGGTCCAGCCGTTCCGTATGATACATATTTTTTATATACTAATGACTACTTTTATTTTGGACCTGGAGCTTCTTTTTCACAGGTATTTACATTTATATTTACGGTAGTAACTTGTGGAGATTGTGCTGGTACAAGTAACGTTGAAGTTCCACGACTCTCTTTAATAAACGAACCGCCAACTACAAATTGTCCAGAAGATATAATTTTTTATACCCCTGGAGATCCTGCATATTTATTTCATTTTTTTGGAGAAAACGGGTCAAATGCTGGACAAGATAGAGAAAATCAAAATTTAATATGGGTAGTTACAACCCCGGGACCTTTTGAAATTGAGCAAGATCCTGCATTGCCAGATACGGGAGCGTGGTTATATGCAGAAGGGTTTGCAGCAGGAGGCACCTATAATATAACTGTAGAAGTACGGGATGCAGGCGGAGGCCCTGGTTATAAAGCCGCGCAATGCAACATCACTATACAAGTTAGCGGAGATTCTGGTTTACGCTATTATTGCGATAGTGGTTGCGGAACTGAGGGTGAAACTTGGGGCTTTGGCTCTTACGAAGAATGCGCAGCAGATTGCTTTAATCAGTGTAGGAACTTTCAATTTAACATTGGAGCTAATTCCGGCGGGGGTTCTGCGATAATTGAGTATGTAGAATGTTTTACAGGTATAACTAGAACAACAACACTCGGGAGAAGAGCTCTTCCTAATATTGCTTACCTTTGTGCTCAAAGCATATTAAGTGTTACTCCAGCTCCTCCAGATACCAATCCGATTACTTGGGAAATTGTTGAAGGTGGCAATTGCGGATAATGTAATTTAATATATAAATAAGTAATAATAATAATATGGCGGCATTAGTAGAAATAAAATATTTTAATACTTTTATATTAAAGAAGGTATTAGACTACGGGGACTATCATAGAGGCACTTGTGCGGAAGGAAAAGTAAAAAGCCCTTGGGCTGTGTGGAATCGTTCTTGGGGTATACCTGCTGAAATAGGCGGGTTTACTAAAACTAACGGATTTGGTAATCCGCTAAATGAACATAACTGGGTAATTGAAGAAGCTAGAATAACAGGCGGATATAATAATACAACTGTTGATTTTGGCGTTAGAGCTTACGCCGTTGATGATGATACCTATGCAACTATAAAATTTAGCTCATTAATCTATTCTGGTATATTTAATTCTAGAACAGGGGTTAATAATACAAACCAATTTTCTGTAGGAGAAGAGATTACCAGAACAATACAACCTGCGGACGGATCAATACAAAAACTATTTGCAGAGGATACTAACCTAATTGTATTTCAAGAAAGCAAAGTAAGTAGAGCCTTGATAGATAAAGACGCTATATACTCTGCTGAAGGAGGCGGAACTATTACTTCTTCAAATGCGGTTATTGGGCAAGTACAAGCGTACTCTGGGGATTATGGAATAAGTAGAGATCCAGGCAGTTTTGCTGTTTATGGTTATAGAAAATACTTTACAGATAAAAATAAAAACGCGGTGTTAAGATTATCGCAAGACGGTATTACAGAACTTTCTGAATACGGGATGGTTGATTACTTTAGAGATGAATTTAATAATATAGATTCTGCTGGTTATCCAGGCAAAATCGTAGGGGGCTGGGATATTTATAATAAGGAATATGTAATTTCATTACAGACTAATCCAGCAGCAAGTGTGCAATCTTATAGTACATTGACCTTTGACGAGAATATATTAGGGTTCACATCATTCTTTGATTATAAACCAAGCCAAGCTGTAAGTATAAATAACAAGTTTTATAGTTTAAATAATGGATCTTTATGGTTACATTATAGCGCTAGAGTTCCTAGGAATAGTTTTTATGGTCAAGCCGCAGTTCCATCTACAATAACTTTTGTATTTAATGATCAACCTAGTTTGATTAAGAATTTCAAGACAGTGAATTATGAAGGTACAAATGGTTGGCAAGCGGACAGTTTTGTTTCTGACTTTACCGGACCTGATAATTTTAATAATACAGTAGTTAATTACCAAGATACAACTACTTCAGTATATAGTTATACAGAAGGGGCTTATGATAATTATGGCAATGAATATCCTGATACATTATACCCGCCAATAAACTATGCCGGATTTATGCGTCAAGAAAACAAATATAAAGCTAATCTTGTAAGTGACAGTTTGCCTCAGGAGGCGGAAATATCCTTCGGTAATAGTGTAACTGGTATTAAAGGTTTCTACGCTGTTGTAACATTGTCAACAGATACTGATACAGATCCAGGTGGATATAAAGAATTATTTGCAGTATCTACTGAATTTATAAATTCATCTTATTAGATTAAAAAAAATATAAACTTTAAATAAATAAATTATGCCATTCCCATTAGTAGCGGCTGCTGCAATATCAGGCGGAGTTCAAATTTTAGGAGGTATATTTGGTGCTAGTTCCGCATCAAAAGCCGCTAGAAGAGCAGCGAGAGAAAAAGAAAGATTACAAAAAGAATTAAATAGCTTAGAGGCGAGTAGACAAGCAATTATTAATCCGTATGCAGGAGTTAAAGATGTTAGTGGAATGGCTAAAGATTTATCAGGAATGATAACGAATCCATTTGCTAATTTAGGTGTCGCAACGCAAGCGGCTAAATTCGAGGCAGAACAACAAGATATTTCATTAGCAAATACTTTAGACACTCTAAAAGAAACTGGAGCAAGTGCCGGTGGAGCAACGGCTTTAGCCCAAGCTGCATTGCAGGGCAAGAAAGGAATTTCAGCTAATATTGAACAACAAGAAGCTCAGAACCAGAAATTGCAAGCTCAAGGTGAACAAGAAATGGAAAGAATGAAGATGAGTGAGCAACAAAGAATTCAAGGTGTTAAAATGAGCGAAGCACAAAGGGTTCAACAAGCAGAAGCCCAAGGACAAGCGTTTATGTTTGAAACTAGAGAAGGCCGAGAAGTGGCTAAAATGAATAGAGTTGCCGGACAATTAGGCCAAGCGCAAGCTCAGCAAATGCAATCTAATGCAGATCGTACCGGGGCAATAACCGGAATGATTGGAGGATTAGCCTCCACAGCTGGGTCTCTTATGAGTGCAATGGGGACAAATTAAATAAATTTAAAAAAATACAATAAATGGGAGCATACGAAAATCCGGAGCAATTAGTAGATACGCAAACGGGCCAACACCTAAGAAACTTACAAGCTAATGTAGCAGGAGCCTTCTCTGATTATACCAAAGTTTACATTGCTAAAGAAGCTAATGTCCAAGCTGAATTGAAAAAGCAGCAAGCGATTAATGCTAAGAAATTAAGCGACGATCAAAAAGAAGTAGAAGACTATGCTTTAACCCTAAGAACTAAAATGGGTGAATCCCAAGAAGGTAATAAAGAATTAAACCTATCTGATACATTTGAGCCTCTTATACAAGAAGCTGTTAAGCTTAAGTCTGGTTTATTAAGTGGAACTATCCAAGATCGGCAAGCGGCTATCGCTAGGATTGCTAAAATAAATGGATCTGTTTCTGGGTTTACAAATAGTTTAGCCGAATTTGACTCATACTCAAATGATTTAGAAACTCTTATGTTAAAACCTATAGGCACAGAAGGAGCACTCAGTCAAGAAATGCCTGCCGGAGATATTAGAGCTATTAGAATTATGCAGGGAAGATTACCTGGTAGCAAAAAAGCTATATACGAAGATGGAGATCCAGATAAGTTAGCATGGGAAATTTATGAGCCGGGTAATAGCGTGCCAATTAAAAAATACTATGCTAACAAAATGAAGGACATGGATATATATTCAGACGGTGATTTCGTTAGAGCTGTACCTGATATGTCGACTTCTAATCAAAAACTTAAAGATACTGTAAATACAGTTTTTGAAACTAAAACCCAAACCGTTAAAGGAGAAGAAATAAAAGAATCTACTGGGCGTTTAACTGAGGCTATGTTACTAACAAATGAATCTGGGGAAATAGATTATCAAAAAGAATATGTTGGTGGGCAGCCGGGTGCTTATAAATTAGTAGCTAAAGTTGATAAAAATAGAGTAATGGGCAATGGGGATATTAACGTATTATTAAAGTCTCGTATTGACGGAATGACTGATAGCGAGATTATAATATATAACAATAATATCTTAGATAAGACTATAAAAAGCGCTCCCACTCTTGAAAATGTTGCTGCTTTAACTAAAGAGCAAAGAGAAAAATTTTTAGAAAATTATAAAGAACATTTTTGGAATACTCAAGTTAAACACACTCAAGACTTATTAAGAGAAGATAACAGTGTCCAAATTTTTAATGATCCAAAACCAACGAAAGTTTCTAAATCAACAAAAGGAACTACTCCAACCGGCACACAAAGAAACCAAGTTGATTTCAATGCTCGCATTAAAGAAGTTATTGATACCGGGGAAGGGGGAGTTTCAAAAGGCGGATATACTCTTATGAAAATGAACGGGAAATGGGGAGTATATGATAAAGATGGATTAGAAAAGCCAGGCACAGAGAATATAACAAACCCAACTGTATTAGCAACCTTTATAGGGGGAACATTAAAGAAACCATTAAAATAACAATTGAATTAAAGCTACATGGAAGAGTACATTAACGAAAAAGGCGATTTATATACAATAGACGAAATAAATCAAACCGCCAAAGATAATAATACAACATTTGATGATATTATTAAAAGAAATAAATTAGCTTTAAAACCTAAAAAGCAAGAAGAAATACAAGAGGTCAAAGTAGAAGTGCCGGGAAAGCGAAAGTCAGTTGCAAGGGAGGATGCGGGTGCAACTGTAAAAAGTACGGTATCCAAGCCGGTAAAACCTTCATCGGAGTTACAATCAAACATCTGGGGAGAGGATAGATCAAAACCTGAATTTATAGCTAATCTTCAAAAAGTTACTCAACCAAAGGTAAAGTTTGCAAAACCAGTAAGCGTTGAAAAACCTAAGCAAGAATTACGTACTCTTTCAAGTTACCAATATGAATTGGAAAAAGAAAAAGAAAAAAGTTTTTCAAATTATTTAAAAGAATCTTTTGATTCAGGTGTTTCTACAATTGTGCAATCTGTTTATAAGGCTCCTGAATTTTTATATGATGCGACTACGGCTTTTATTACTGATCCAGTTGCTAATTTAGTTAATGATATTATAGGGGTAGAAAGACAGGATTCTTCTTCGGAAAATATAATGAATACTTTCGGTATTAGAAATATTCCCGCTGAAGCACTACAAAAAAGGATTGACAAATCCAATAAAATAATACAAGATTATAGTGTTAAAAACGGTGTTGACCCATTAACAGCTATAGAAAATGGCAATTATCTTGGGGCTGCTAAATTAATAGCTGGCGGTACAACACAATCAGTGCCTATGATGGCAGCCGCAATGCTTAGTGGCGGTAGTTCAACTGCATTAGCAGGAATAGCGGCTTCAACAGCAATTTCAAAAGCAGAACAATTGAAAAAAGAACAACCAGAAATGGATGTTCAAACTAGAACAGTTAACGCTTCGGTGTCTGGTTTATTAGAAGGCTATTTAGGGCATTTATTTACAGGAGCTTCTGGAGCAGTTGTAAAAAAGATATTAGTTGATAAAGGTAGTAAAGCTGGATCTAAGATTATATCTAATGGGTTGATGAGTACATTAGAAACAGCTATTGAAAAAAATCCTATGATAGGGGTTATTGGGGAAATAGCTGAGGAAGGATCAGTTGAGTTAGGTAACCAACTAAACGACATGAATTCTGGGCTCAGAAAAGAATTAGATTATAGAGCTATCACTAATGCAGGTATAATTGCTACAGGTATGGCGGGGACAAATACTATTCCTGTTTATGGTGCAAAGGGTTATATGAAAACTACCGAATATAATCAAGTTAAAAGTGTAAATAAACAAATAAACACTTTAACTAATCAACTATCAAATCCTTATATTAGTGATTCAGATAAAAAAATAATTTCATCTCGAGTAAATAGACTTGTTGATGAGAATAAAGCTATTGTGGGTAGTAGCCTAGAAAAAATAAAAGTATTACCTGAAAATATAAAAACTGAAATTAATACTATCAATACAGATTTAGATGATATTAAAAGTAAGTATTTAGAATTATCAGATAATGACGCTATTTCTATTGATGTTAAACAAGCAATGGGAGAAGAATTGAATCTTCAAGCAAAAACATTATTTGACAGAAAAAATAGTATAATTGAAGGTAATTATGTTTATGAAGATTTTAGAAAGTTACCGGCTGAAGAGCAAGCTAGAATTAAGGATATTGCAAATCAAACTTTAATAGCGGACTCTGAACTAGATGATGCTCCGAAAACTAGTTTCAATGAAGATGAAATAAATAAAGAAGCAATAAATATTTATAACGCAGAGTTAAGGTCTAAAGATATAACTAAAGATATAGAAAGGACTAGAACAGCAGTTAAAGCGGTAGGATTAGGCGAAGACGTTGACATGCCTGAGCTAAACTCAGCCAATGATGTTATTGATTATTTATCTGCGAATACTGAACTAGATGAAAATACTATAGAAGATATTGCAGATTCCTATGGAGCTTTTATACCATTACCTAATGGCAAAGAGGTTTTAGTTATAAACAAGGAAGCAGCCAACATGGATCAAGTTGTTACAACTGGTCAGCATGAATTTTTACATAAACTTATATATAAAGCGGTTAAGAGTAATGTTGATTTGCAAAAACAAATGGGATTGCAATTATACGATCATATTGAAAACTACATTGGCACTGAAGAATTTAATAATACGGAGTTTAAAAATAGATATGACAATTACAAATTAGACTTTGAATCAACAAAAACTGAATTAGAAAATAAAGTATTGAAGGCTAAAGATTTCTTTAACTTCATCTTCTTCTGTTGTTTCTTTTTTAGCCTCATTAACAACAGTCCCTTTTTCTTCTAATTTAGTTGCTGTTTTTATTTTAGCCTCTATATTAGCTTTTCTATCT